CATGTTGCAACGTCTTTTAAACAACCGGCTGCTACTTGGAACATCAATGCACTTGGAGTTCAAAACATTTTAGAAGTAATTAGAAAGAAGCACGAGAATGCAAGATTTTATCAAGCTTCTACTAGCGAAATGTTTGGCAGTGTTATAGATTCCGATGGATTTCAACGAGAGACAACAGAGTTGTCACCTAACTCTCCATATGCTATTTCTAAAGTTGCCGCACATCATTCTGTTAGATTATATCGTGAGGCATACAACATACATGCTAATTCTGGTATTTTGTTCAATCACGAGAGTCCTCGACGCGGCGAGGGCTTTGTAACAAGGAAGATTACAAAGTACATTAAATCTCTTGAAGAACATATTAGTATGGGTAAATTTGTTACTGATACTCCTGAAGAATTAAATGAATGGATATTAGATTATGTAAAACCTTTAGGTTTAGGCAATTTAGAAGCAAAGCGTGATTGGGGGTTTGCGGGTGATTATGTTGAAGCTATGTGGTTAATGTTGCAGCAAGATAAGCCGGACGATTATGTTATTGCTACTGGTAAAACTCATTCTGTAAGAGACTTTTTGAATGAGGCGTTTTCTCTGGTTGGAATAAACGATTGGAGACAGTTTGTGGTCGTTGATCCTGCTTTTATACGTCCGTATGAAGTACCTGTTTTATGTGGGGATGCCAGTAAAGCACGGAAGATTCTAGGGTGGCAGCCCAAATACGATTTCAAAGCTTTAGTTAAGCTGATGGTAGAAAATGAGCGGTAAAAGAGAATATTCTAAGTATACTGTTGTTAGAGATACCAGAGAAAAATTTGGACAGGGATGGAAGTTTCCAGCCTCCGAGCGTTGTGCAGGTACGTTAATGCGTAAGCTTGACGTTGGAGATTATAGCTTACTTGGATTTGAGAAATTAGTGACTATTGAACGTAAGGGGTCTGTTTCCGAATTTTGCGGCAATCTAACACAAGATCGATTTGTTGCTCCATTTGATGAAAATAAGGCTTTAGATAAACAAAGCGAGTTTGTAAGATTAGAAACTGTTCATTGGCCTTTTATACTTCTTGAGTTCACTATTGAGGATTTAATTCACTATCCAAACCTACCTGATATCCCTCCTAATTTACGAAGAAGTATTAAATTTAAAGGTACGGCTGCACTAAAGAAGGTAATAGAACTACAAATGCAATATAAGACAAAAATTATATTTTGTGGCACTAGGGCTAAAGATGTAGCGTCAAGTATATTTAAAAGAGTAGTTGAAGAAATAGAGAAGAATGTCTAAGCTATACTTGCCTCAAAAGGCTATTCAAAATTTTCATACTCTTAATCCAGAACAGCAGGACGAATTCCTAAAATTTGCTGGTCATGGTCTTGGTGATTCCACTACTCTTAAATTAGCTAGTGCTTTGATAGATGGTCATGGTGAATATGATAATCCTCATTTAGAGTTTGTTCATTTTATGTCTAGACCAGAGAACTTTTGGTTTACTTGTAAGTGGTTATTGAATATTAATCTAAATCCATTCCAAGTGGCAATTTTACAAGAGCTATGGCAACGAAAGTTTCCTATGCTTGTTGCGTCTCGTGGTGCCGGCAAGACCTTCATGTTGGCAATTTATGCTATCCTTCGAGCCTTATTTCATCAAGGGGCCAAGGTAGTTATCGTTGGTTCTGCCTTTCGTCAAGCAAAGTTTATGTTTGAATATATAGATAATATATATCAACATAGTCCTATATTTCAGAGTATATGCGGTGGTTACGATGGTAGGCCAAAGCGAGATGTTGATGAATGTTTCTTTAATGTAGGTCAATCTAGAATAACAGCTATTCCTCTAGGCGATGGAACCAAGATTAGAGGTTTACGTGCAAACTATATCATTGCAGATGAATTTGCATCTATTCCATTAGAAATTTTTGAAGTTGTTATTAAAGGTTTCGGTTCTGTATCTGCCAACCCCACCGAACGTGCCGAAAAAATATCAACTGCTGAAGTATTGCGTCAGTTAGGCAAAGAAAAGGAAGCTTTAGAAATTGAAGATTCATTAGGTTTTGGCAACCAAACAATTATTAGTGGTAGTGCTTATTACGCTTTTAATCACTTCTTTAACTATTGGCGAAGATATAAAGCTATTATAGAGAGTAGGGGTGATATTAAAAAGTTGGAAGACCTCGTATTTCATGGGCCAATTGAGGAAGGATTTAATTGGAAGGATTACAGCATCATTAGGTTGCCATATCAACTACTACCTAAAGGTTTTATGGATGAAGCTCAAATATCGAGTGCTAAAGCGACCATTCATAAATCTTTATATGAAATGGAGTATGGTGCTGTTTTTGCCGAAGATAGTGATGGCTTCTTTAAACGATCATTAATTGAGACATGTGTAACTAAGAATCCAATTGAATTACCTAGTGGTAATATTGTAAGATTCAATGCTTCTCTTATTGGTAGCCCATCTCGTGAATATGTATATGGTATTGATCCTGCATCTGAACAGGATAATTTAGCTCTAGTTATTCTAGAGGTTCAGCCAGATCATAGACGAATTGTATATTGCTGGACCTTGAACAAAGAAAAACTACGTTTAAGAATGAGTCATTCAGAAACTAAAGTTGGTTTCTACAATTACTGTGCCCGTAAGGTTCGTGATCTTCTAAAAGTATTTCCATCTAAACATATAGGAATAGATACCCAAGGTGGTGGTTTACAATTATTAGAAGTCTTACATAATCCTACGGATATGTTCCCAGGTGAAACTCCATTATGGCCATATATTGTAGATAATGCAAATCCTATGAAACCTGATCCATTCTGGTGGGAATCAGAAAAGAAACCTACAGATATGGAAAACGGCGATCATATTCTTCACGAAGTAAATTTTGCTAATGCTGAGTTTACATCAAAAGCTAATCACGGTTTAAAACGTGATTTCGAAGCACAGACAACGCTTTTTCCTGCCTACGACACAGCGGTGTTGGCTGACGCCTTAGCTCACGATCATTTAGCGGGTCGTGAATTTGATACACTTGAAGACTGTGTACTAGAAATTGAGGAATTAAAAGATGAGTTAGCCACTATTGAGCATGGACAAACTAGCGTACAAGCACGAGAAAGGTGGGATACTCCTGAAGTTAAAAAACCGGGTGGAAGAAAAGGCCGACTTAGAAAAGATCGTTATACAGCCTTAATTATAGCTAATATGTTAGCTCGTGCCATAGAAAATAGATTAAAGGGTCATGATCATGTTTCTATTGGAGGTTATGCCGGTCAAGGTAAAAACTTTGGTAAACCAAAACAACTATATACTGGACCAGAAAGTTTAGTATCTAAAATACCTCCGAATTATAAAGGCGTGTCGATCAGACACAGGTAAACCCTATTTCTCCTGCTCTTTTGGTGTAAATGAATTGTAGTTCAATTGCAATTCTATTAGAGATATCCACATGGCTAAAGACCCAATAAATACTGTTAAACATAGACCTGCTGTAGCTTTTATTACATTTGACCCCTCAACTAAGGAAGGGCGTAACGAAGCGGCTAAAGCTGCTGCCGGATTAGCAGATTCTTATCAAGCGGTTGCTCGTACCACTTATAGAGATTTTGAACCTAACATTTCTGTAAGAGAAGGATTTTCTAGACAAGATTACGAATATTTCCGACCAAGGGAAAGCATTCCAAGGGATCAAAAGAATATTCTCTCATTTTGTATGCAAGCATATCGTAGAGTTGGTATTGTACGAAATGTTATAGATTTAATGGGCGATTTTACTGTTAAGGGTATTAAGGTTGTTCATTCAAATAAGCAACGTCAGAAATTTCTACGTAAGTGGGCTAAGAAGGTCAAGATGAAGGAGGTATCTGAACGTTTTGCTAATATGTTGTTTAGAGCAGGAAATGTAGTTATAAAAAGAACAACTGCTAAAATTCCATCTATTGAAGAAGATAGAATGACCGCCCACGGTACTCGTTTGGAACCAGAAGAACAGTTTCCAGAAACTCTAACTACAGCTAAACGAAATATTCCAATTCGTTATAACTTCTTAAATCCAATTAGTTTAGAGATACTGGGTGGTGAACTTGCACAATTTACTGGAAAAAACATTATAGCCTTAAAGGTTACTCCTAGTTTACGTAAACAAATTACCGCCCCAAGACCAGACGAGAAAGCTCTAGTCGAAATGTTACCGCCGTTCATAGTTAATGCGGTAAAGCAGGGAAAGCAGGCTATTCCTCTTGAACAAGAAAAACTGATTGTTTCACACTATAAGAAAGACGATTGGCAATCATGGGCAGACCCTATGACATATGCTATTTTAGATGACCTTGTTCTTCTAGAGAAAATGAAGCTGGCTGATCTTGCTGCTCTAGATGGTGCTATTTCACAAGTAAGAGTGTGGACTCTTGGTGATCTTGAAAAAGGCTTAATGCCTACAGAAGCAGCTATCGAAAGATTATCTGAAATCTTACTCTCTAACCCAGGTGGTGGTGCATTTGATTTGATTTGGGGGCCAGATTTAAAGGTAAGTGAATATAAGACAGATGTTCATAATTTTCTAGGTGGTGATAAATATGAGCCTGTTTTAACAAGTATTTACGCTGGTTTGGGTGTTCCTCAAACGATGACAGGCCAAAAGGGTGCTAGTGGTACGACAAATAATTTCATATCTATACAAACTATGATTGAAAGATTGGAATATGTTCGTAATAAGTTGCGAGATTTCTGGGAACAAGAACTTACACTATTGCAACACTCTCTAGGTTTTCAAGAGCCTGCTAGAATTCAATTTGATATTATGACATTAAATGATGAAAACGCTAAGAAAAAATTGTTGTTAGATATGTGGGACCGAAATCTAATAAGTGATGAAGCTATTGTAGAAGTATTCCAAGAATTTCCAGAAATTGAACTTGTTCGTCAACGTCGTGAACAACGCGAACGTAAGAGAAAACTTCGTTTAGAAAAAGCTGGTCCTTATTTTCAAGCAGAAAAGATGCACGAGTACTTAAAGATAGCACTACAAAATGGTTATATTAATCCTCGTGATGTAGAAATCGAGGTTCAGTCTGATGAGCCTACCCCTTTTGATCAGCAGTTAAAATCTGCTGAAAAGATTAAGTCTATGGGCGGAACCAGTCTTACTAAAAAGAGTAAGGGTGTTTCAGGGCAAGGTCGTCCTAAAAATTCTAAAGATTCATCTACTAGGAAATCTCGTGGTTTTAAGGTTAGAACCTCGGCTGAACAAGCAGATAATGTTGGTGATTTCTTAACTAAGAGTATGTGGGCTAAATCGGCTTACAATGACATTTCTGAACATATCAACCCAATAATGCTTAAATACTATGATAAGGCTAACTTAAGACAATTATCAGTGGAAGAAGCAGATAAATTAGAACAGGTTAAATTTTCGGTACTTTCTAATCTTGACCCATATTCTAATATATCGGAAGATAAGGTTGTAGAATTAATTACTTCTAGGTGTAAACTATCTAGCCAGTTTAAAGTTCTATATGACAAATTGGCCGCTCGTGCATATGACTTACATGGACGAGAACCTTCTATGGATGAACGTAAGTCAATACAGCAATGTGTTTATGCATTACTAAAATAAGGTGATTTATGGCAAAGGTTAGTGTTTCTATAGAATTGGATACTGAAGAAGGGACTATGGTTGTATCCGTAAATGGTAAAAAGGTTCCGAGTGCCAATTATGTTTGTGCATATACTTCTCATAATATGTATGAGAATAAAGATGAAATTAATTGTCACATAACAGCGATGGAAGCTGATGAAGAAAGTGGTATCAATAAACAAACTACGTATTATACCAGTCAAAGTTCCGAAGCTAAAAAAATTTCAAAAGTGGACGCCGTTATTAACCCTAATTTGCCCGATTTTGTTGGACAAATTAAAGTTGACCCAACGCCAGCGATGACTGAATTCTTTGAATCAAAATCACGTTTTAGATAAAGATGGTGTATAAGTTTATAACTGCGGAGCACTTAAAATGATAGTTTATGCTGCTGAAAAGGCAGACAACTTATACGAAAAGCTACAAGATAACAAAATAGTAGCATCGGTTGCTCCAATAACTGCGGCTGATAAGCTGCCAGAGGCTACACGAAAACTGTTTGATGAATCTATCAACAAACATCTTTTTGGTGCTTTTGCTTCTGAGAACATTGAAACATTTGACCTACATAGACTTTATACAATATTAGTTACTGTGGGTTGGAACCTAAATGATGATGTTTTTGGTGTAAAAGAAGTCTGGGGAGCAAGACATACCCCAGAAGACAAACCTTTTAACCTTGAACATAATCCACGTCATGTAATAGGTCATATAACTGGTTGTGTTGTTGTTGATGACTCATATACAGTAGTCAGTGATGATATATCAGTAGATGAATTGCCTGATAAATTTCATATCCTAACAAGTGCTGTTGTCTATAAGCACATTAAAAGTAGGGATGAGAAATTAGCAGACGAAACAAAGGAACTCATAGAAAGTATTGCTCGTGGAGAGTGGTTTGTATCTATGGAAGCTTTGTTTTCGGATTTTGATTATGCACTTACCAAGGCTAGTGGCGAAAGATTTGTTGTTGCTCGAAATGATGAAACAGCATTCTTAACCAAACATTTAAGAGTTCATGGTGGTGTTGGTCAATATCAAGGTAACAAGATTGGTAGATACTTAAAGAATATTACTTTCAGCGGAAAGGGTTTAGTTAAAAAGCCTGGAAACCCAGAAAGTTATGTTTTTAATGATGTAACGATGTTTAAAGGTGCCTTTGCCTCATTAAGCGAAGTAATACCAGAAGAACATAATAGAATTATTTATAGACATTTAACTAAATATAGTGTGGAGTAATTAACAAATGGCTGACACTGTAGTTGATATGGTTTCCAAGCAAGATTTCGCTTCTGCCCAGAAGGAAATTGCTGACCTACGCCTAAGATTAGAAGCTGCAAAAGAAGATAAGGTCAAGGAGCAAGTAACTGCTCTTGAGAAGACTATTGCGGCTCGCGATGAAGAAATAAA